TTCAGGCAAGGGCGGCCACTTGTCGGGCTTGCGATAGACGCGCCCCGGTTGGCATACTTCGCCCGTCCACAGCCTGGCCCCGCATGGGCGCGCGCATTTACACCCGCGCGTGAACACGCGCCTTACGCGCGCCAGTAGTCGGGCTATCGGTGCCATCCGCGCTTTTCGTTGCGGCCAAACCTGCCCCCGCTCAAATTGGCGCGGGCAAAGGCAGATTGGGCGGGCGGGTTTAGGTCGGTGGGGTTGTGTGGGCGCATGTCTACCAGGTCTATCATTTGCGATGCGCCAATCATTAGACTCATCACACAATCTTGAGTAATCGCCTTGTCATCATACTGGTATATGGTTAGTTCTTTGCGCTCTTGCGCCGTCCATTTCGCTTTGAGTAAGCGGCGCTCCAATAGCAGGGCCAATGCTTGCAAGCCCTGAAGTTTAGAGCGGGCCGAAGTGATGAAGGCGCTGGCCGGGACTTTGAGATTTTCTAGCACGGGATCGCCCGGCCCGTTGCTTTCAACGTAGACCTGGCTTCCGTGGGTATGCCACTGGCTTTCAATGGCCGCCTGAATAGCCGGATAAGGCACGCGCTCCAAGCGCACATGGGCCACGCGCTGAAAGGGGATAGTGGACAGGTCGAAAGTGTTTATCACTGTCGCGTCACGGCGGCGGCCAATGTCTACCGATGTTAGATATTCGTGTCCGTCTATGCGGCCCTGCTCACCCACTGCCCCGACCTCCGCCGCGTTGATGTCTTCCAACTGGTACACCGCCGCACCGCTTCCGGCAAAGTCGCACTCGTATTCGCTGGCCCATTGTTGCATTGTGTATTTAGGCCGCTCTTGCTTGTACCAAGCCGACTCGGTTGGAATGACGCCCGATTCTTTTTCCGCGTCAGTGTAATAGGCGGGGCACTCGTACCAGGGGCAATACATTCTCTCGAAACTATCATCGGAAATGTACAGTTGGTGGAATAGATTGCCAATGCCGTTAGGCGTGCTGGCGATGGCTAACTGCCCGCCGTGTGCTAGGGCCGGGCCAACGCTTTGGTAAATGTCCTCTGCATACTCCGCATAAGCAAACTCATCCAGATAAGCGCGGTTGGCCGCGAAGCCGCGCCCGGTGCTACGGTTGGCCGGGATGGATTTGATACGCGAGCCGTTAGCGAATCCAATCTCACTCTCATTTGACTTTAGCATTTGCGGCGCATCGCGCAAAGCGTTATAGGTGATATAGCAATAGCGGAGTAGGTTTACGGCCAGGTCTTGCGAACGCGAAACGAGTAAGATGGTTGACTCCGGCTCTTGTGTAGCGCAGTACAAGGCCTCCAGCGCGAAGACTTGGCTAAACCCAATCTGTCTGGACTTGACTATGATGCGCCGGGGCGCTTTGTAGTTTTCTAGGAATTGAGTCTGATACGGGTAAGGCGCAAACGCAATGCGCCCGCGCGCGGGGTGTACGATGGTGGCGTTGGTTGTAGCCCATTCAAGCGGGGATAGTATCGGGGCCGTCGCTATCGCGGCCCGCTTCGCCGCCGCTATCTGTTCTAGGCGCTTCAGGCCCAACCTCAACGCCGTTTCCGGCGAGAGCGAAGAGACTAGACGCGAGTGGGTCGGTGGCAACGTCTGCAAGTGTGAGTCCTAATCGTTCAAGTGCCTTACGCAATTCTTCCGACGCTTCGACTTCGTGAATTTGCTTTCGGTGTCCAAGTTCAGCGGCGATGTCGGCCAATGTTTCGCGCCATGCTTTCTCGTTATAGAGTCGGCCATTCTCGCCCGGCTCCCATTTGATAGCGTCAAGCGCATCGGCGTTTTCAATAAGGCGCTTGACGCGTTCGGCCTTTAGCGCAAGGCCGCTACTCAGCGCGGTGTCACGGCGTTCTTTTCGGAGTCGGTCAATGTCAACGCCGTATTGCTTTCTGTAGTGGCTGAGATTTTCTTGTGTAATGCTCGGCCACTCGCGTTGCTTGAACCACTCTTGAATAAGGCGGGTGTCATAGTCAGCCGCCAGCCACAGTAAAAGGGTTTCGCGCTGGCCGCTTGTCAGTTTGTTTTTTGCCATTAGATAAACCGGGTGAAACCGTCGCCTTTATTTTCAGCGGTGCTTCTTGCCGCTTGCACTCCATCAACGCCGCTGCTTCCGCGATAGCCGTCTCTGGTAAGTCAAGTGTAATCCTAAGCCCGCCGTCCACTAAAGTCTGAATCTTCCAAACAACCGCTTCAAACTCTATGCCGCGTGCCGCGTTACTCGCCATCCATCACTCTGTAAAACTCCAAATCAGTGGTAACATATCCCAATACTATAGGATATAATTCGCAACGTCAAGAGATAGGAAAACGCAGTGACCAAACTCGGCCCTCACACACTCAACTCAAACGCCCAAGCCGCACAGTGGGCGCGGGCGGGCGCACCGATTGTAAAACTGGCGGGTGACTATGGCTTTGCGACGGAAGCGGCGGCCCTGCCCCACCGCCCGCTCGTGATTGGGCGGCGGATTGAAAACTTCTTAGACCCTAATCGGCTTATCAATCAAAACCCCGTTGACACCGCGCGCTGGTACATATCCGACTTCTTAGATACCCACATCCGACTCAACCCTGCTATACAAGCGTGGGAAGGCCCGAACGAGTGCGTCATCACCGAATTGCCCGCCATGCGCTGGTACGCAACGTTTCTAAATGAGTTCGCGCGCATCATGCGAAGCACTTACAACAAGGCCGCCGTGATTGGCAATTGGGCGGTGGGAAATCCCGATTATCCGATGTGGGCGGAGTATGGCCCGGCCCTTGACGCCGTGCGGCGCTATGGCGCTATTCTAGGCCGCCACAACTACGCCGGGCCGGATCAAAGCACGTGGGGATACCTGCTACTTAGACACCGGGAAGACAATCGAATTTTTACCAGCATGGGCTTCCCGGATATGCGAGTTGTGATTACAGAGTCAGGCGCGGACGGAGTGCCGTTTGGAAATCCACCGGGGCGGGCCTGGCGCGACTTATACGGCGATGACGCGGCGCGTTATTGTAATGAGATTCTATTTCCATTTGACAATGAATTGCGAAATGACCCCTACGTTATCGGCGCGGTAGTGTTTACCAGTGGCGGCGAGTCCACTTGGCCGCGCCATGATATTGGCGGGGCATGTGCGGATTTTTTGATTGCCCACACCCAACTGACTACGCCGCCGCCGATTGAGCCGCCGATAAACGATATGCCAATTTACCGAGTCACCGCTACCCTGCTTAATGTCCGACTCTTCCCCTGGGTGGGCAATGTCATTCCTGAACTTGTGGGGCAGTTGCGGCATGGTGAGCATGTGCAAGTGTTGGGATTGTATAAGCCGCAGAATGTGATACACGGCTGGGGCTGTATTAGCGCGGCGGGCAATCGGTGGGTAAATATGAGATATTTGAGTCTGCTATGACCCACGTTAGTTATACCATTGTCGGCTTTGGCATATCCCCGCCCCCCGACATCAGCGACATCGCCGCAACACTCGAAGCCCGCTATGGCGTGGGCATGGTGTCTGTAATGCGGGTGGAGTTTACGCCGCCGATTGTGACTATGCCCAGGCCGCTGGTGTTGCCCGTTGGGGCAAAGGCAATTGACGTTAGCACCTGGCAGGGCGGGATTGTGTGGAGCAAGGTTCGCAACGTGGCGGGCGTTGAATATGCGATGATCCGGGCCACGAATGGCACCGTCAAAGACACGCGATTCTCACTGAACTGGCAGGCGGCGCAAGCGGTGGGAGTGAAGCGCGGAAGTTATCACTACTGGCAGAATGAAGTCAACCCGCAAGCGCAAGCGGCGGCATTCGTAGCCGCGCATGATGGCGACTTCGGAGAGTTGCTGTGGGCGCTCGACATCGAAGACCAACAGCCGCCGTTCACCCAGGCGGAGATGATAGATATTCGCGCGTTTTTGGATTTGGTCGAATTGCAGACGGGCAAGCGCGGATACATTTACACCGGGCGAAGTGTTTGGAATTTCCCGGATGAGACGTGGGCAAAAGAATACAAACTTTGGATGGCCGCGTATAGCAACACCGGTTATACGCCCCTACTCCCCTGGCCTAACCCTACGCTCTGGCAACACACGAGCCGGGGAGTCATTCCGGGGATAACAGAAAACACCGTTGACCTAAACACGGCGGGCGATGGGCTGGCCCCGATTGTGAGTGACTGGTATTGGCGCGGGTGTACGCCGGAGTTGCCCGATGCCAATGGCAACCGCCCCTTGAACTTTTTTGTCAACGCAGTGGCTAACCCGCTGAATATCTATGACGCGCCCGGCGGCAATCTAATCAAAACTATGGCGGTAGTCTGGCGAATGATTGTGCTATCCGTGACGGCTACGGGCTGGCTGAAAATCCATCAGGTTGGGGCGGTGGAGTGGTGGATCAAGAGTGGGGATGTGAGATTGGCGTAAATAAAAAGAGCCGCATCAGTGCGGCTCTGAAGTTTTAGGATTTTTCTTTTTCGATATAGGCGGGACGGGAGCATAATCGCGGTCTGTAATAGGGCACCCCTTATTTCCCAACCCTACACACCTCCAACTTTTTAGGGATATGCCATGACGATGTAAACAACAAAACGTTTTCCGCTTGGACGGCGTGTAATCACTGCCGCGAACATGTATCCAATATATAAATTCGCAATCTTTTGTAGTCACTTCGGCTCTCCTTGCGGCTCTGGGGTTTACTCTATTTACTTTCTAAAATCAATCTCTCTATCCGTCCATTCTTCTGCGCGCGCGCCGGAGTTTTGAATGGTGAAGTTTTTGAACGTCACCCACTGGCAGTTATTGCATTTGATTGATTCGTCTGCGTTGCCCATCGCCACGCCCATCGAGTCGAATATGG